TTCAGACGTTCTTGGCGTAACTATGGCTGACTAATTTAAAGAGGTATGGAACTAAATGGCTGATGTTAATGCAAATATTGACATTAATATTGATTCGTCTGCTGCATTAGCACAGTTAAAATCTCTCCAACGACAGATTGCACAGTTCCATACCTCAATAGCCAAATCAAGTGAAGCAGCAGCCCTTGCTCAAAGAGGCTTACAAAAAAATCTTTTAAATAGTATAAACGCAATTAGTGGCCTTACAGCCGAAATGCGTACAGTAAAAACATCTGCAGAATCTTTTACTGATTCATTAGAAAAAAATAAGTTTTCAATGCGAGAGTACTTCCGATATGCGGGAGCCTCAACAAAAACATTTGGTCGTCTTTTTAAGTCAGAGTTTGACACAATTGGCAGGGTAGCAGAAGAACGTGTAAAGAGACTTCAAACACAATACATTAAGATGGGCCGTGATACAAACGGTGCAATGAAAGCAATGGCTGTTATGCCTACCCAACTTAATCTGGATGATTATGGAACACAGGTTCAATTAGCAGCACAAAAACAAGCACTGTTTAATCAGTTAATGAAACAAGGATCTACCAACCTTCTAAACTTTGGTAAAAACACACAATGGGCTGGTCGTCAGTTAATGGTTGGTTTTACACTTCCTTTAATGGCAGTTGGATCAGCAGCATCAAAAACATTTATGGAGATGGAAGCACAGTCTTTAAGGTTTAGAAAAGTTTATGGAGATTTATTTACACCACAAGAAGAAACACAGCAAGCACTTGATAATATTACAGCACTTGGTCAAAGTTTTACAAAGTATGGTGTAGCAGTATCTCAAACAGTTGGTTTAGCAGCAGAGGCTGCAGCAGCAGGTTTTCAAGGTGTAGACTTACAGCGTCAAACATCAGAAGCAACAAGGCTTTCTGTACTTGGTCAAATTGACTCACAAAAAGCACTGGAGACAACAATTTCATTGCAAAATGCATTTGGAATGTCTTCTGAAAAACTTGCAGAATCTATTGACTTCCTTAACGCAGTAGAAAACCAGACAGTTGTATCTCTTGACGATATTACAACTGCTATTCCAAAAGTTGCTCCAGTTATTCAACAACTTGGTGGAGATGTAAAAGACTTAACATTCTTTATGGCAGCAATGAAAGAAGGTGGAATTAATGCATCAGAAGGTGCCAACGCACTCAAGTCTGGTCTTGCAGCATTAATTAATCCAACTAAAAAAGCATCAGATATGCTTAAGTCATATGGAATTAATGCAAAAGATATTGTTGAAAAAAATAAAGGTGATCTTAAAGCAACTGTTATTGGTTTTGCAGAAGCACTAAATAGACTAGATCCACTTGCAAGAGCAAGAGCAATTGAACAAATGTTTGGTAAGTTCCAGTTTGCTCGTTTATCAACATTATTTGCTAACGTAGCAAAAGATGGAAATCAGGCATCTCGTGTTCTTGATTTAGCAAACTCTTCTGTTGAAGAACTTTCAGCACTATCTGAAAAAGAATTAGGTATGACTGCTGATTCTGCTATGAATAAATTTAAAAAGAGTGTTGAAGATTTAAAGATAGCACTTGTTCCAGTTGGTAAAGCATTCTTAGAAGCAGCAACACCGATAGTTGAATTTGTTGGAAATATTCTTGAAAAGTTTGCCAACCTTTCAGAAGGAACAAAAAGAGTAATTACATTATTAACTGTTGGAATAGGTGCTGCTGGACCAATCCTGCTTATGACATTTGGTTTGCTTGCTAATGGTCTGGCAAATATTATTAAACTATTTTTAACACTTCGTAATGGATATTTAAGATTAACTGGACAAACACAAGTTCTTGGTGAACAAACACAGTATATGACAATGGAGCAGTTAGATGCTGCTGCAGCAGCGCACTCTCTTAATCAAACACACGCTAATTTAACACAAACATTTACAGCAGAGGCATCTGCAGTTAAAGATCTAGTTGCTGCATATCAATCTGCAATTGCAGCATCAGCAAGATTTGCAGCAACAAATCCAGGAATGATGATACCCATTAAGGGACGTAAGAAGTTTGCACAAGGAGGAGTTGTTCCAGGATCTGGAAATAAAGACAGCGTTCCAGCCATGCTTACTCCTGGAGAAGTTGTTGTTCCAAAGGGTATTGCTCAAGAAAACATGTCATTACTTGGATCGTTATTTGCAGGCAAGGTTGCACGTAGATATGCAGAAGGTACATTAAATGTCGGTGGTGGAAGACAAGTAAGAATGAATATAGGTGCTGGTGCACTTCCAGAAATTCAAAGAGTTATTGATAGTGTTTTATCTACTGGAAGTGGATTAGCAGATGCACAAGGGCTATTAGCAGAAACTCTAAGTCGTCTTGCTGGAGACACAAGAGTAACAATAAAATCATTTAAAGCAGAATTAGATACAGTTGTTACAGCACTTGAAGGCTCTCAATTATCACAAGAAGTTATTGGAAAAAGAAAGTATAGTGCTTCAAAGGCTGGAGTATCAGAAGATATTCCAACACAACTAACAAGACAAAGACCAGAAACAGCAGTAGAAGAACTTGCAAGAGCAAATGCTGCACAGCAAGCAGTTGTTGAAGAACTTACAAAGCAAGGTAAAACACAGTCACAGATATCAAATGCTGCACAACTATCTCGTGCACATATTGTTGAAGTAACAAATGCACAAAAGATGTATGCAGAAGCCTGGGATTCAAACCTTACAGTTATTCAAACACAAGCAGAAAATCAACTTAGTTCTTCATTAATGTCAGCAAATAATCAAAAGCCATATCTAAAAGCATTAAATGAAATAGATGCAGCAGAAGAAATTAAATTATCTATTCAAGGAAAAATTACAAAAAATCTTGCATTAAATGAGCAGGAATTACAGGTTCAAGCAAAAGTACTTGAAAGAATACTTGCTGATGCTGCTGCTATCTCAAAAACAAGTGCAGAATTTGGAAGTTTATCAAGAGCAACTATTGCTGCAGCAGGAGCAAGAGCATCGCTTGGCCCAGCATCTGCAGGAGTTGGCTCAAGAGATTCAGCACAAATTGAAATGGCCAGACAATCATTACTTCGTGCACAATTTAGAGGTCAGACTGGATTTGTTAAAAAATTAAAATTTGGTGGATCACAGGCTATGGAAGAGTTTATGTTGTCTATGGAAAAGAAAGCAGAAACACGTTCCCCATCAAAGAGAACACGAAGACTTGCAAAAGATATTATGACTGGCCTTGTTGTTGGAATGAAAGATGAAGAAAAAATTCTTCAAGCACAGGCACAAAGAACAGCAGATATTGCAACTCTTTCAAAAACAAGTTTATATGGAACAACTGGTGGAATTGATCCTGTTCAAAAATCTATTCGCAGACAATTAGACAAGAGAGCAAGACTTTCTGAAATTCAGCAGGGTATGGCAATAGGTCCAAACGTAATGGGTATGATGGGACAACAACCAACACAAAAGCCAAGCGTACTTGGAAGACTAAGAAACATTAACCCAATGAAAGCAAGTATGGGTTTAATGGGTGTTGGTATGGCTGCATCAATGCTTCCAGGAAGGGCTGGACAAGTTGCTGGTCAGGCTACTGGAGTTGCATTTATTGCCCAGGCTCTTATGATGCTTCCTGGACCACTTAAGTTGGTTGCTGGAGCACTTGCAGCAGGATATGGAATTATTAAAGTAGCAAACTTCTTTAGACAAAAAGAAATTGATGCTATTGAAGGTGTTGGTAGGGCTGCTAACTTAACTTCAACACAATTAGATAAACTTGGAGAGGTTTTAGGTTTTACACCATTAAAGAGTAATCTTGAAATGGCAAAGCCAGCGGTATCTGGATTAACACCAGAGCAAAGCAAACAGGTTGAAGAAACAAGAAAACTATTAGCAACAGATAAAGATTTTAAGGGACAGGTTAAAGCAGTTAGTAGTGCAACAGAACAAGAAGCAGGAAGAACTGCTGTTAAGTTTGACCTAAAGAGTATTGACTTAAGTACAAAAGAAGGACGAGCAGGACTACAAGGTTCTATAAATACATTATTAAAAGACTATCAAACTGAATTTAATAAAGGATATAAAAAAACCAAAGTAGTTGTTGGTGGCGGAAGAGGTGGAGTAGTAGTAAAAGAAGTAGAAGTTTTAACTAAAGATCTTAAGAAACAACTATCAACAGTTTCAAATGTTGTTGCAAATACATTTATGGGTCTTGATACACAACTACGATCTGGCATTATTAATGCAGATCAGTTTAGTCAATCATTTGATGGTATTTCTTCAAGTATACAAAAAATGCCAAAGGCTAATGCACTCTATTTAATGTCAGAATTAATGAAGTCTTTACCTTCAGAACTTGCAAACTCAGCAGCAGGAATCAAAAATGTTTCTGATCAAATGATGATTCTTAAAGCAGCAACTCTTGGAGTATCTGTATCTGCAGCAATGCTTAGTGCACTTGCAGTACAAAGTGGTGAAGGTGGAAGCGAACGTACCAAGGGAAGAATTAGAGCACAACTAACAAAACAAATTAAAGAACGAATGAAAATGGCAGAAGAAATTGCAAAGTCTATTGGCGGAACAGAAACTGGTTCTGGAACACCAGGACTTACAAATATGGAAAAATATAATAAAGCATATGCAATTATTAAAAACTTCTTTGATTCACAAGAAGCATTAATTAGACGTCAAAGAAAATCAGAAGCAGATTTACTACAAGCAAAAATTGATAATGCTCAAAAAGCAGTGGATGCTGCACAAAAAGAAATTGATGCTAAGCAAGAATTAATTGATGCAAATAATCATGAAGCAGATTTAATAAATCGCAAAATTGAAATGAATTATGATAGACCAATTCAAAAGTTACAAGATGAATCAACAATATTAAATAATAATCTTGAAATTATTCGTAAGCAAGAAGATGGAATTAACAAACAATACGATGCACAAATTGATGCACTTGAAAAAATTTCATCACTTAATCAAGAACTTGCTACACAGGAAAAATCAAGGCTTACAATTGCAGATGCTTTAACATCTGGAGATATTTCTGCAGCAGCATTTGCAGTACAAGAAGCACGAGCAGCATCAGCAGCAGCAAGAATAGATCAACAACAAAAATCTATGGAAGCCTCACGACAAGCAGCACTTACTGGACTTACTGCTGGTGGTATGACAAAAGATCAAATTGAAGCACGTACATATCAAATTGGACAACAAACATTTTTGCTTGAACAACAGAAAAAAGTTTTACAAGATCAAATTACAGTTATTCAAGATAAGAATTATGCAATTGAGCAACAGATTTATGCAGTTAAACAAAATTCATTAATTCCAAGTCAAAAAATTGTTGACGATACATCAACTATTCTTAAAAATTATAATGAAACTACAGATAAGATAGTTGCTAGTGTTAAGTATCTTGGACAAACAGCAGATGCATGGGAAGCAAATAGAATTAAGGTAGAGGCTGCTAATGCACAGGTTGAGTTTACAAGAAAGAATTTAGAAACAGCAAAAACAGCAGCAGAAGCAATTTTTGCAGCATGGAGTAAAATAACCAGCAAGGTAATTACAATAACAACAAACTATGTCACCACTGGATCATCAACAACAACTAAAAAAATGTATGGTGGAAAAATAAATCCAATGTCAATGGGTGGTGTTGTCCCTAAGTATTTTGCAAGTGGTGGAAGAATAGGTTCTGATTCAGTTCCTACAATGTTAACTCCTGGAGAGTTTGTTGTAAATAAAGCAGCATCTAAGAGGTTTGGACCATTGCTTGAATCTATTAATGAATCTAAATACCCATCAATGATTGGTTCTGGTGCTTCAGGTTATAGCACTCCAATTAATAATGTATCTAGTTCAGTAAGCGATAACTCTACGGCAGTGTATAATTATAGTTTAGGCTTTAACATTAATGGAACTAACTCAAATGCTAATGATATAGCAAAGGCAGTTATGAGAGAAATTAAAAATGTTGATGCACAAAGAATTAGGGGACAAAGACAATAATGGCTACCAGTGCATATTTAACAGGAAGACGTAGATATTCTAGACCACAGGGCATCCTATGGTCAAACAACGCTGGAACGCTTTCTAATGGCCTATACGTGCCTAATGGTATAGAGGTTGGAGCAAATACTGAAGAAACAGATCCAAATTTATTAGATCAGTTTATTATATTATCTGATCATAATAGAAGTGATATGCAATTTAATACTCAAAGAATTGAACAACGACAAAGAACAATTAATGGCCGTATGCGTTCTTATCATATTGCAGATAAACTTAGTATGTCAGTTTCTTGGAACATGATTCCTTCAAGAGGATATGCTGGTTTGGCAGGGTATGATGAAGCAACAGGATTATCTCCAGATATACGAACAATAGATGAATATACAGCAGATGGTGGAGCAGGTGGTGGAGAGTTGCTTGATTGGTACGAAACACACCAAGGTCCATTTTGGATGTATTTAGCATATGATAAATACAATAATTTTGATGGAGAAACAAAATATAATAATTTAAATAAATATAATCAAATTATTCAAGTTTATTTTTCAGATTTTAATTATTCTGTTGTAAAACGTGGAGCAAGTAATCACGATCTTTGGAACATATCGGTAACACTGGAAGAAGTATAAATGTTTGAAAGTACAGAGTTAAAAAACCACTTTGAAACATCTGCGACAGTTAGAACTGAGTCACTTGTTATTGCTGAATGGAATATGAATATGCCAGATAACATTTATAAACTTGGCAATTATAGGTATAGATCTCAAGAGCCTAATTCGCAATTTTTAACACTCATAAATACATTTGACAATGCAGACACTGGAAATTTTTATACAGGAGCAACTGATGCAGATGTTATTATTGATGGAGGTTTTGAAAATAATGGAGTACCACAAACATTTACATCAATAAAAGAAAAAGTTAAACTTTTATATTCATTAGAAGATTGCATAAAACCGTTTAGACCAAGATCTGGTATTAATAAAGCAACATTTTTTAATGGTAAATATTTATCAAACTCTGGCACTGAACTTGCAAGGCGACCAAGATATTATATGCCATCTAGATATGATCAATTTAAATATTGGACATCTTTTAGAACTGAGTCTGGTGCAGAGCGTGGCATTGCAAATATAAATGTTAATGGAAACTACTATATAGATGATGCAGTTCCATTTGTAGTTTATAAAGAAAATGTACCAGCAAATAGAATTATTGTTAAGATGCAAACAAATGTAGGAGATGTTGATCTTGGTACATTTACAGATATTTCAAAAACATTTAATGATCCATTTTTTGGAGACAATAACAGAACAACTCCAACAAGATGGAAAATTCAGTTTTTAGATGGAAACAATTGGACTGATGCATATGTCTTTAATGAAAATGATTTACGTGAAGATGGTACTCAAATAATTAAAAGTGACGGATATGTTGAATTACAGTATGGACTAAAAAATATTCCAGACAAATTTAAAAATACTTTTATTATTGCAGAAACATTATCATCCAGTACCCTTCTTCCAACAGTTTCAATAACTGGATATGCATACTTGGTAATTGAAAATAGTGAAGATATTGGAACTTTTTATGTTTGGAATGGAACAACAAATGAATATGAATCATTTATACCTTCATATGGCTGGATACTCGGAAATGAAGAAATTAATAATAGAACAACTTTTGTAAAAGATCTTACAAATCCTGCATACTTTAAAGAAGGAATAAATGGAAATATAGTTTATAGAGAATTTCAAAATATTCGTGGTATAAGAATTGCAGTAGAAAGAATGAATAAGTTTGAATCAACATTTGATTTAATTGAAATGTCTCCCAGGTTGGTAGCAGATATATCTGATAAGGTTATTGAGTATAGTGTTAAAAAAATTCTTTCAGATCTTGGAAACTCTGCATTACCTGTTGGACAGTTGCTTGCGTCAACTGGTTCATTATCATTGTTTGATGAAGATCAAGCATTTAATGATAGTAACTCTACAAGCATAGTAAAAAATTATATTCGCAAAAATATTAAATTTAATTTTTATGAAAAAATATTAAATGTAGAAGGATTTGATTATTGGGTTCCAATCAAAACATTATACTCAGATGGTTTTCCACAAGCAGATATAACTGCTGGAACGCTACAACTACAATTAAGAGATTTTTATTTTTTCCTAGAATCAATGCCAGCACCAAGAATGTTAACAACAGAAACATCGCTTAGTTATGCAATTAGTCTACTTCTTGACTATGTTGGTTTTAGTAATTATTTTTTTTACAAAGAAACTAATGAATCAGAACCAATTATTCCATTTTTCTTTATTGCTCCAGATCAAACAGTTGCAGAGGTATTAAATCAACTTGCAGTTTCAACACAAAGTGCAATGTTTTTTGATGAATATAATAATTTTATTGTAATGAGCAAAAATTATATGCTACCAGCATCACGTCAAATTGATATAACATTATCTGGGTCATCTAATCAATCACAAAGTGGAATTATTGAAAATCAAACATCTGGAACATTGCCAAATATTATGTCTATTGCCTCAAAAGACAAAAAAGTTTATAATAATGGAAAAATTAACTATACATCAAGATATATACAAAGATCATATGGATCTATTCGTCAGTCAAGCATGATAGATAAAGAAAAAACATGGATCTATAAGCCATCACTTCTATGGGAAGTTTCTGGAACTGACTCAACAAAAACAATAAATGAAATTACATCAAAGCAAGGTAAGTATGTTTTAGGCGCAATGCCACTTAATTCAGATTTACCTGCAACTGCTCCAACAGTTGTTAATCATGAAGTAATTAATAATATTTTAGATTTAGGTGAAAATGTTTATTGGCTCACACGATATCAAGGATATTTTTATTCTAATGGAGAAATAATTAAATATGATGCAGCAGAGTTTAATATTACTGGTATTGGAAATGTATGGATATCAAGTAATCAAGACTATCAAAATTATTTTAAATCTATTCCATTTAATGGAAAAATATATCCAACTGGACTAATTAGGATATATACAGTTCCTTATTATGAAACAATTGATGGAGTAACTCGTTTACAAAATGGAGCAGTATCAGAGCATGGTCGTGGGCAATTTGGAACAGAAATTACAGAACACTCTTCTGGAATTGGCTCATATTGGTCAAATAATGACTATGTAAAAGGTTGTGAGATGCAATCTCAATATTTATTTACAATAACGCCACTAGAAAGCATTTCATTTCCACCAACAACTCTTGGTGCTGCTGGAATCAATAATACAAAGGCTAGACAGGCATCTAGAGGTGGAACAATAAAAAACTTTATGTCATCAAGTCATATAACAGAAACAGAAGTAAATAGCAACATATCAACACAGTCTGGAACAATTCAATCTTCTGCTTTAGTTATGAATGGACCATCTTTTACAACAACAGAAACTCCAATAAATCTTGTTTCTTATGTATATAAAGAATTAAATAATTCATATAAACACTTTGGAACAAGAGTAAGAGTTATTGGAAAAATAGAAAATAATGAAAATAGAGGACAAACGCCAAATGGTAGCGTTACATATTACCAGGTTCCTGGCGTTCAGCCAGATCAAAATGTAAGCATCGGAGGTGGTTCTGGAGGATTAGCGGTACTTCTTAATCCAGAAACAAATAATGGTTATTATTTTGAAATTGTTGCATTAACAGAAGAAAATATAACTTCTTATTTAAAACTAGACAATCAGGGTCAATCTAATATATCTATTAACAATGTTGTATTTTATAAAATTAAAAAAGACTCATCTAATAATAATGCTATTCCTATAAAACTTTGGGGTGGACTATCAAAAATAATTGTTGATGATGGAAGATTTACTGGACAATATAGAACAACTGGAGAACAAAATCCAACAGTATATGATTTAGCAGTAGAATATGAAGACATTGGAAAAACAAGAAGGTTTTATTTATATATAAATAATAAGTTAGTTAAAGTTGTTGATGATACAGATCCACTACCAACATATAACAATGTTGCAACTTTTGTTCGTGGCTCCTCTAGATGTATGTTTGAAAATATATATGCCATTTCAGAAAACTATTCTCAAAATACAGTATTTACAGTGGGTGAAACAATTTCTTCTGCTTTTGGAGATAAAGAAATAGATGCAAACGAATCATTTAGGAAATATGGTATGAGTGGAATAGTTAAGTCAACATATCTTTCTGGTATCAGTTCTCAACAGCCACCAAAATATAATATGTATTTTGAAGAGTTTGGATCAATTATGAGAGAATGTGCTTATTTTGATATTAAATATGATCGTGCATATCCTGCCCTTTATGCCCAATTATCACCAACATTTAATAGGATAAAGGGTTACACAACATCTGGATTTTATGCAGATTCCTATGGTGCAGAATTTTTAATATTTAACTCTACAGATACATCTTTAAATCTTGATGAAACTACAGGTAACTACTTAAGAATTCAGGGAATAACATTTACACAAGATACAACTCATGAGTTAACAGTTGATGAATATTTTAAGAAAAAAGGCAGCCTCTCTAGTCCAGAACTTACTGGATCATCACTAGTTACATCTAGTTTATTATTTAAAGAAAAATTTGATAAAATAAAATTAAGTAGAATGATTTATGGAAATAATGAGTTTACATTACAAACGCCATATATTCAAACACAGGATGATGCAGAAAGTTTAATGGGATGGCTAACTGATAAATTAATGGAACCAAAAAAGGCTATTGGAGTAAAAATATTTGCAAATCCAATTATTCAATTAGGGGATATAGTAAATATTAATTATAAAAATAATGATGGAATTGACTTGGTTACATCAGATGAAACAAAGTTTATTGTATATAATATTGAATACGCAAGAAGGCTTACTGGTCCAGATATGACAGTTTATTTAGTGGAGGTATAAAATGGGCGCACTTGATGATGGCGGAATGGCAAGGGCTGCAATAAATGCTGCTCCTAATACAACAGCATTTAGTTCTGCAGAAACTGCTCTTGAAAAAGCATCCTCTGCTTTAGATAAAGTTTTAGCAAATCCAAGGGCAACACAAAAACAAATCATTAATGCAATGGATAAACTCAATTCTGCAACTGATAGATATGCAAATGCACTTTTAAACAGAATTGAAACTTCATCAAATGCTGGTTCTCCACCAACCTATGTTCCAAATATATTTATTCCAACAGAAGAGTCAGTAGTTTTTTCTGGTTCAAATTTAACTGCAACACCACCATCACCAGAGCCAGAGCCAGTAATAGTTCAATCAATTCCAGTAAAAACAGCAACACCAGATATTGTATTATTTGATGATAGTGCTTTACCAATAGAAGTAATGTCGGATCTTATTTTTGAAAATATTGGTGGTCAAGAATTAATTAGTATTGTAAGGTCTGATACTATTAATGGACAAAAAATATCATACCAGCCAATTAAAAACTTATCATCAATTCAACAACAGTATAATCCAAATAATATTTTAGGACTTCAGCAAACGGCAAATAGGTTTTTTGCTGGATTTTCAATCAAACTAGAAGACAAAATTCCTGAAGTTGGTAATGGATTTAATGGAGAAAATATATATTTTGATGAAAATAATGGAGATCTTGTTATTGAGTTTGTTAATTTAAACAGTGACGAACAAATAGAAACTCAAATAACAGTAAATGGTACAATATATGAAGCGAATCTTGGAGACTATACGTCATGATAACTAATACTGGTAAGACAATTATTGCTAAATACCTACTTGGACAAGCACCAGCATATGCATCTTATCTTGCTATAGGATGTGGCGCAACACCACTTACGAATGGAGACCCACTTGGTAATTATTCAACAAAAAACAATTTAGATTTTGAAATGTTTCGTGTGCCAATTTCTTCAAGAGGATTTGTAAATGAAGGTGGATTAGATAAGATTGTACTAACAGCAGAACTACCAACAGAAGAAAGATATGAAATTTCTGAAGTTGGAATATATTCTGCTGGAGCAAACCCATCTGCTGGAGCATTTGATAGTAAGACAGTATTTGCTTTTACACAAACAGAAAACTGGCAACACCATACAGCATCTGCAGCAGTTGCAATTGATACATTTTCGGCAGCACTTGATGAACCAATATACGATAATGTTATTGCTATTGCAGATCCAGTTTTTCAAACAAACTCAGATAATCCAATATTTTTTAAATCTCCAAGAGTTGAACGATATGAAAGACCAAGATTTTTAAATAACATAATAATGATTGAAGGCGATGACGCAAATTTAACAATAGAAACAGATAGCGGTCCATCACAAGATCATTTTGTTGTTGAGGCTGGTTCAAACCATATACACTTAACTGGTGCTAATGTTGACTTTACCAAAAACTCTCCAGTAGATGAATTAAGATTAGCATTTTCTTTAATTTCAAAAGATGGTGCATCTGTGGTAGTTCCAGACTCAGTAAGAGTTATGATTGAGTTTGCCTCAACAGAAACTGAAACTGCAGAATATGCAAGATTTGAAGCAGAGGTTATTGATGATAGTAGTGGTGGTGCATATGATTTTTCTACAGAAAGATATTTCGTTGTAACCAAACAATTACAGGAATTGTATACAAGCGCTAATTTTACATGGAATGCAGTAACTGTTGTAAAAATATATGCATCTGTAATTAAAGATGATGCTCCATCAAATGATTTTTATGTTGCACTTGACGCTTTAAGGTTTGAAAATATAGCAACACAAAATCCATTATATGGTTTAACTGGATATTCAGTAATACAAAATTCAACAGCATCAACAATTGTAAAAAATCCAAATACAAGCAATTATATTGAGTTTAGATTTTCAGTTGGTGTTTCATAATGGTTGATTCTGGAATTAAAAAGGCAAGAATTGTTCAAGCAAGTCTTCCACCAATTAACTCAGAAATTGAAGGTTATTCTGTAAGGTATAGAATTGTGTCCGATGATAAAAATAGAACATCCCAGTGGTCTCCAGTAATTCAAATTCTTCCAGACTATATTTATGTTTCTGGAACATCTTCATTTAATAAGGCAGGCAATGTTGGAACTCTTGTTTGGGATTCAGTTTCAATACAAAAAGATGGTAATGAAATTAGAAAAGCACACGAGTTTGATATTTGGTTAAAATGGGACAGAAGTGACAACGGAGACTGGCTATATAAACAAAGAATTGATGGTGGAAGTATTTCTTTTCCAATTCCCAGTACATATACCATTGGAGGAGTTGTTCAAGGATCTCAACCAAATAGGCTAACCGCAGAAATATATTTAAAGGGAACTCCAATTACTAGAGATTCTTCTTTTTTATTGGTTTATACAAGTGGGCCACACACTGTTTAATGATATACTTTAATAGGAGGAAATAATGGCAAAAGTACCACTACCAGAACGAGGTCAGCCACTAGATGTTACATATTTATATCAGTTAGTTGAGGCTGTAAATGATTTATCTACACAAGTTTCTTCTGCAACATATAATTATACAACTGTAGATACAGTAAGCGCTGGGGCACAAAATGTTAAAACATCTGAAACCAGGATAATTGGTGGATATGTTGAAGTTGCAAATAACTCAACAGTCTCTGCTGGAAACGAAAAAACATTTACGTATGATTTTAGTGATTTTAAATATGCACCAATAGTTTCAGCAACTGCAGTTAATATTGGACAAACACCAGCAGGACAAAATGTAAATGTAATTCTAAAAACTGTTACAACATCAAGAATTGAAGGTGTTGTAAGATTTGGAACTTCTGGAGATTTATCACTAGCAGTACATTTAGTTATTGTTGGAATTCCAAACTAAGGATAAAAACTAATAATGCTTAATTGCAAAAAATGCAATGGCAGACTATTTATTGATAGACAATATAGTGGTTTGCAACATATGGAAACTTATTGTATGGTCTGTGGAT